ACCTGAGCTACTTAACCTGTAAGCGTCTAGGGCTTGGCAGGTTTCTCTAGTGTTAAAGCAGGGCTGTGCAGTAGAGTCAGCAGTACATTCAGAAGGAAAAGTATTGCTACCAAATACATTGTCACAAAAATCCAAAGAGAGCCTAACGTACTGCATAGGCGTTCTAGGCGATAACTTATGTGCGTTTTGGAATATATTATTAAGAGTTTGTTCTTCGCCTGTAGTAAGATTTGACGTTTTTGTCATACCTGTAAATGGCGGATTATTCCTATATGGGTGAACTGATAAAGTTGTTGAAGCAGGTTCATCTGAGCCAGCTTGTAAGACATCAGTTAAACCAGCCGCAGCAGTTTCTTCAATGGATAAACCGTACTTCTCTTTTAAATAACCTTGTATAGCCCATCGGTTATGACGGTTTAACAGGGCATCAAAAATCAATACTTCATAAATCGTGCCTGACGTTTCTTCACCTGCGATATTCTTCATCAGGTTAATTACAACGTCATTATCTAGCTTTATTGTTTGCGAAGCAGCACCGCTATAATTATTAGCGTTATTAACATCAACATACTGTATAGATGCGCCAGTGCTTGCCAAAACCTCAAAAATCGCAGGAGCACTATTTGTGACAGTAACAGAGCTGGTAGCCGTTCTAGTTGTATCGCTTGTGTCTTGAAATGTAAATTTAGGCTCTATCTCATCGGCGTCTTTTTCTTGAACAAAAGTCCAGTCTGATTCAGTGTCGGCAGAGTCGCAAGATACAATAACATTAGTAGCGGTAGAAGCTGTATAAGTTATAGAGCCGACTACAAACATATGAAAAGACGTAGGGAAGTTATCTATATTCGCGCAGCTTAAATGCTCTGTGCCATCAAAGGCTATACGCTTATTAGCTAAATCATAGGTTGGCGCATCAGCAGACGTATTCTGCTCAAAGAGATATTTGTTTTGGCTTTTATCAACCCACTGATATACAGGTCGATCTTGTACAGGTACGCCATCACCGTCATTGGCGTTCGGGTCTGCACCGTCAAGCCATAACAGTAAGTTATCGTATAAGTGATAAGGCGTAAAAAGCTGGCTCATTCAATATATCCAATGGCGTTAATGTTCCAGTTTAATAAAGTAGGCGAGCTATATGAAGGCTGTCGCAAAGACCTATCTATTGTGCAGTAATAAAGTCTATTCCTGTCCTCTGCAATTAAGCTATCACTTTCACCGCTTACGCCTTGCGTATACATAACAAAGAAAGGGAATCTAGGCATATAGTAGCCAAGATATTCAATCATTGAAAAAGCCTTTTGCTCACCGTTTATTCTAGTGGTAAAAGCTGCATCAGTCGTATCTTCAAGCTCAGATTCTTCAAAGTTGTTAAGTTTTATATTTAACTTTTGCGGAACTTTCCTCGTATCAGAGAGTAACGGATTGCCATTATTGTTGCGCTTTATTGTTGCCTCATAAGGTGTAAAGCTAGGCGGAGTAAATGGCGCAGATATTTTTATACCAGAAGTTACCCACATTCCAGCCGACATAATTGATATGTAACTCTCAGTAGTCCAGCCGACAGTAGTGATTTTTAATCGTCTTACAGTTAAGTTTCCATCAGTCCACATAGCACCGAATGGCTTATATAGATTATCAGCAGGTTTGTAAGTGTTAGTATAAATGCTACCAGCATCTTCAAAGTCAGTGTCTACATCACCCGAAGTATCGTTATCGTAATGAATTGTAATGCCTTGCGTTTTAGTTAGGTTATGACCATAAATGCAAAAACCATTCATAGCCAAACCAGTAGGAAATGTTATTGTAATAACCGCCTGAGTAGAGTTAGCTATCTTGAACGTACTACCAGCGTTTTCATCTATGCAATTTTCAAAGCCGTGACCAGTCGCAGCAGAGCCGCCAGAGATAGCTATCGTGGTTGTCCCGTTTTTCTTGCGCCAGTATTCGTGGTGCAATTCGTTTTCTACTAATAGTGCTCCAGACATTATGAACCCACCAATGCGTTAATTTCTAAGCCATCGTCTGTGGCTTCGTTTATAGCCTCTATAATACGTCTTGCACCCTCTGGGTCAATAGAGCCGTCTACAGTTACGTTTATAGCTTGTGGAGCTTGTGTTGGCTCATCGTTAGCTGCTGGTTGTACTGGTGCTGCTTGAGCTGCTACTGCTCCTGCGCCGCCACCACCGCCGCCGCCACCGCCGCCACCGCCGCCGCCAATTCTACCTGCCGCAGATGCCATAATAGCCGCAGCCCTTACTACACCAAACATTTTTTCTTGTGCTGATGCTGCCGCTGCTCTCGCAGGAGCGTCTGGAGTTGGAAGGCTAAGTTGTGATTGTGCCGCTAGACCCATATTTACAGCAGTTGTTCTCGCGTTATCTGCAAGAGCCATACCTGTTTCAGCAATTACTATTGCTTTTCTGATTGTTTTACTCTTACCAGCAAATGCACTTAAAAGCTGTATACCAGATTGTACGCCTCGCTTTCTTGCGTCAAATTCAAACTTCTCTGCCCTCTTTGCATCTTGTATTTTCTTATCATTAAACTCAGCATCTGCGGCTCTATTTTTTTCTCGTCTGATTTGCTCTAAGCTATCCAATGCACCAAACTTTTGTACAGCTATTTCGTACTCAAGTTGATTTTGGGCGTATATTCTTTCTAGCTTCATTTCATCAGCAAGAATTTCATCACTTTCTGCTCTTAATCTAGCTTCAGTAGCAAGTTGTAATTTGATGGCATTGTTTTTCTCAAATAGCTCTAACTCAGATGTATCACCCTCAACAGGAGTGGCTCTACCCTCTATAGCTTTAGATGTTGCTTTTGAACCAGCAAAAGCCTCAGTTCTTAGTTTCGCTAAAGCCATTGCTGTTTCGGCAATTTTTTCGCCAAACAACTTTTTCGCTAAATCTCCAGCCCCCATAGTAGAGAGAATTGCGTAAGCGGTCTGCATTCTCCCCAGTTCATTTGTTAAATCTTCAAAATCATCTTTTCTCGCTCCTGTGAATGCTTTTGCTAAATCTTCCGCACCTTGAAACACGGAAGACAATGCACTTACTACGCTAGTTGCTTTGTCGGCTAAACCAGCCGCCTTTGCTATTTGTATTGAGGCGTTCGTAATGTTTTCAGCAAGTAAATCTGTAGCAGCAGCTAGACCACCACCTTCGCCAGCACCTTTTAACTTACCCTCTATTTTATTTAAAATAAGGTCTTGAGCTTCAAAGAGTCGATTTGTTTGAGCTAACTGTCGTATCTTTTCTTTTTCTACCTTAGTAAAAGTTATACCAGCGCGAGTCATAGCGGTTAAATTGCCTACTGGATCTTCTAAGGCTTTTGCTAATGTTTTAGCAGAACTAGCAGCTGTTACACCCATTACTGCGGAAAGATCAACAGAGGCGTTTACAGCCCTCTCAAAGACATCTCCCTGAACCTTACCAAAGCTAAGTAAGATTCCTTGTACATCTCGTATTCCTGCGGCACTAGCTAGGGTGTCTCTCCCTATCTGTATAGCCATTGAATCTAGCTGTTTTGCTGTGAATCCTGCTGAGTTACCTGTAGCTGTAGTAATAGCTTCAAGTTTAAGCATCTGCGTTTCGTAAGCAGAATAAGCCTGTAAGGAGTTTTTAACTATTGTTGTGAGTCCAGCAATAGCAATACCAGCAGCAATACCACCTGCGCCAAACCTATCAAGACCAGTCGCCAAGAATGATAATCGACCAGATACTCCGCCAAGTGGGCCAGTTAATACGGCAGCAGAGTTAGATGCTTGTTTTAAAGACCTTACAGTTTTATCTGTCGCGGTTGTGACTTTTTTCTGTGAGGCAGCTACTTTTTTGCCTGACTGGGCTAGTTTTTCTTGTTTTTTAGCAAGTCTTTCTGCCGCCTTTGCCGCAGCTATTTTTCTTTTTGCAGCTTCTTTGTAGGCGTTTACTTCAGCTTTTTGAATTGCTAACTTAATCCTAACAGCTTCTTTTTCTTTCTTTTTAGCAGCAGCGAGCTTTTTAGCAGCCTCGCTGTTTTCTTTCATTTTTTGTGTAGCTGCTTTTCTTTTTAGGTTTTCTCTATTGGCGTTAATTTCAGCCCGCTTCATCACTCTGGCTTGCTCGGCATACGCCTTTATTTCAGCCTTCCGTATAGCAGTTGCTTTCTTCTGTTCTTCTGTTTGGGCTTTTTTAGCTCTTGTAGACTTTTTTGTAGCCTTAGTTCCCTCATCAATAGACTTGGTTACTGTTCCAGACTCTTTTGCAAGTTTTTTTAACTCATCATTAGCTTTTTTAAGTTGAGCAGTGTTAGCCTCAAATATCAGTCTTGCGATTGTGTCTGCCATTGTTTTAGCCTTTCATTATCTAAGCCTAAAATGGCATCTATTTGCCATCTATCGAAGTGTTCATCATACAATTTAGAGTAAGCCAATATATCTTGTAGACTGACCCTTTCAACACCACTACAGATAACGCAATAAGCGTCCCAAGTTCCAACAAGATGGTGGTCAAGGGTTGGCTGATCGTGCAACTCTTTCGGAGCGCGACCAGATATTCTTTCAATAGCCTTCCACTGCTCTAGCCTAGTGGATTTACTACCCTTGATTCTACCATTTGCAAAAAAAACCCACTTACCAAACTCAACTATTTTGTCGGCTTGGCTTTGATAAAATTTGCCCTGTCAGCCATAAAGGTGTCAATCTGATCTCTAATATATGGAGCTTTTGTATACAACTCTTTGCATAACTTTTTAGTAAACTTTTCATCTGTACCGCGCCAACCTATTGTTGAGGCAACCAAGCTATCTATAGTCATTGATTCTTCATCAAAATCTTTGTTTGTCCTTATGGCTTCAACGTATGCTTTCTGCTGTTTCTTTGCTTGCGCTCGGAATACAGGAGAATCCATACCCATTACTTTAATGAAAAGACCTGTCTGATTGCCTTGGTCGTCAATAATCTCTATTTCAGAGCCAGCTTCGTGTAAATCAGTTGTGTAAAGTTCACTTACTTTCATTCTTCTCTCTCCCAAGTTAAGTAAAGCCCCGACTAGCGAGGCTATTCAGTGTTACGATAAATCTGTATCAATTACTAATGCAGAACTATTGTCGCTGTCTTTGTAGATTGCAGTGAACTCCATAGAGACACTCACAAGACCTTCGCCACCAACTTCAACAGCACCAGTAGTATAGACTACCTCAGCCATAGTAAAGCTAATCCCAGTAGCACCAGAGCCGCAAGTAACAACGATAGCTTCTTTAGTGTTAGCAACAAACTTCTCAAGCTGCGCTGCACCAGCAGTAGTATCAAAGTGAGCAGTCAATGAGCCAGTTACTCGGCACTTACCGATACCGCCTTGCTGCGCTAAGTTAGAGCCTACCTTGTTAGTAGTAGCTAAACCGTTATCAATGTTCAAAGAGAAGTCAGTGATAATTGCAGTAGACGAGCCGCCTAAAGTAATAGCAACATCGCTGGAGTGGTATGGGTTATTAGTGTCTGTGTAGTCAGCTTCTGTACCGTCAAACTCAGCATTCTCAGTGCTCATAGTTGAGCCGATAAGACCGAACGTACATTCTACTAAGCCGTCAGCCGGGACAGTCATTGAGAACGTGTTGAACTCCATACCAACGTACTTATGCACATTGTCATTAACAGATGCTAAGTCAACAAAAGCCTGTTGAATTGTATAAGACTGACGAACTAAGCCAATCTCCATTACACCACTTGATAAAGCGTCATCACCTACAATAGCTCGTAAGCCTTCGATATAAGCCGCTTGGTGCGATAAATCGAAAGAAATATCACCAGTAACAGAGTGAGCACCCATAATTACGTCTTGCACTTCACGATCACCAGTAATAACCGCAGATTCGTGGTTAGTCTTAGCTAAAGATAAAGATACAGACTTAAAAGGAACAATAGAATAGTCGCCAGACGGAGCAGTACCATAAGTTGACTCCTCTTTGATGCTTAGTTTTACATTTTGACCACTTTGAATAGTCATTTAATTAACTCCTCGCGGGCGTAACCGCATAATAAGATACGTCTATATTACGAACAAAAAAAGCATCTTCTCTGCGCCCAACGCCTAAAGATACGTTACGGATTCTGACGGTAGTTCCGCCATGTGTTAAAACTGTGCCTCGTTTGAAGGCATCAGCTATAGTGTCGAGCTTAGTAGAATATCCACCAATCCCAACACCGTTATAATAATTGATCTGAAATATACCTTCATGTATATCCTGACCAGTTGCACCTAAAGATAAAGTTTCTGTATCTTGCGGCAATAAAAATGCCTGTGCAAATTCTATGCTGCTAGAACCTTTATCTAGCGTTGATAAATCTATCTCGACATTCTCATAAGTAATGTTATCAATACTAACGGTACTTAGCTTAGTCTCTAAGGCTATGCGGATATTATTGAAAAATGCACTCATCTACGAAACCCGCTAGTCCTAATACCTATAGCCCTTCTTAACATACCCTGACCTTTACGAACTTTACCCATTACTACGCCACCGAACTCTACAATCATGGCATAAGGCAAGTTGTTAGTGAAATAAATATCATCACCCATTTCAAAAGTTTTAGTAACGCCTACTGCCGAAGCTGTAGAGTCTGCGCCTGTCTTGCTTTCTGAGTCTCTTTCAGCACTTGAAGGACTGCCGACACTAGCAAACCAGTTGTTTCTAAGCCGCCCAGTGTCCACTGGCGTATCTTTAATTGTATCGCGCATAATCCCAAGCACTGTGCCTCTAACGGTCTTAGAAGCTCGCATAGCAGCCTTATCGGCTATCTTATCAACTTGCGATCCGAAGCTCATAATAAACTACCGTAGATGCTGGTTGCACTTTGTTCACTGCGGTAACTCGATACTTTTCTGAGTTAATTGTAGCAGTGTCGCCTATCTCTGGCTCGGTTGTTGATGAGCATAATGCTTCGCGCTCAATCTCTTGTAATGCACTTACTGTTGTGCCTGTAATACTACTAGCACCTTCTTCAATCTTACTAGCCTCTAGCAAAGTAACCTGCGCTGTATAAGTTGAGCTAGCTGAACTCGAAAAGCCGCCAGTTGCAGGGTTGTAACCGCTAGTGGTTTTTTTAGCAAATGTAACAGATTGACCAAACTTAGTTATTAAGTCGGTCGCTGTTTGCTGTAGTGGCGTATAGTTAAATGCCATTAAACTCGTATCACTCTAGTTGGGCTTTTAATTAGCTTTCTAAGAGCCTGAGTAGCCGCAGGCAGCAAAGTACGATCTGCGCTTGATGATTTGTACTCTACAGATAAAGAGCCTACAGACTCCTTAGAAGTCTCTCTGCCGATAGGGTCGTTAATACCATAACCCTGCTCAAAGCCGTAAGCTAATTCGTATATTGAGACTAATACCTCGTTAGGTATCTCGTCTGTGTCTTTACCGTAACCGTCAATGTTTACGCCACTGCGCGGCCACTGTAATGACTGATCTTCACTGGCTTTCATACCAATAAAGTCTAAATTCTCAAAGTAATCCATACCTCGCAAAATATAGGCTTCTGCCTGAGCATCGCTTATATCTGTCCGGGAAGGGTATCTTGCATTTAGGTAAGCATCGTAATTAGCAACAGTAACATAACTGTTTGCAGTAGTTGATTGCTGCCCTGTCTCTATTACTAACGCCATTTCGTCACCTTAAAAAAATGGGCGACCTGCAAGGGAAAAGGGAGAGAAACCCAAGCAAGCCACCCAAAGCACTACAAAAAATTAGCCTAAGATAGTAGTAACAAAGTCTGGCTTCCAGACCTTAACACCCCATACCGCGCCAACTTCTAACAATGTACGTCTGTAGCCTTTGTAGATACGCACTTCAAAAACCATACCTGAGTGTGGGTCTTGAACGATAAGCGAATCATCAGCAGCATCACCAACAGAAGGTACAGCAGGAGCACGCATAGCAAGCTCGATTGCGTTTCTGTGGAATACAGAGTTAGCTGTGTAATCGTTAGCGATTGCAACAGCAGTATCGTTATCAACAGCAGTGATTAAACCAGAGCCGTTAAGAGTAATGTCACCAGTACCGTCAAAGCCTGAGTTAGCAACGTATTGCTGACCTGCACCACCAAACTGAACAACGTCACCAGCAACGATAGTGCCAGTTGAGCCGTTTACAGCGATAGTAGTAGAACCAACAGCGTCAGTTACGTCAGTAAGCGGAGTGCCACCTAAAGTACCTTTAGTGTGAGAAGCAGCTTGACCAGTTTCACGCAAGTTTACGCCATGAGCATTGATTAGAATACCTTGCTCACGAACGTCTACTGAACCAGACTGGTTAGCGTTGAACATAGCAGCGTCTGTGCGTACATTTACGCCAGCAGCAGTATTCATAACACACTGTAACTCACCGTCATACTGAGGAGCACCAGCGTCTACTAATTGCTGACGAGCAGTTGCTAATAAGTCAAGGTTAGAACCGAAAGCAGCAGTACCAGCAGTACCACCAGCAGCAGTGCGAGCATTGTTCTTAGCAGCTAAAGCTAGGTCAGCTTCCATTTGGTTAGTAAGTTTACGCATAGCTTGTGCAACTAAATCACCGTATACAGACTCATAACGACCAGTGTTGCGAAGCAATTTCTCTTGCTCTGCACCTAGTGGAATCTGTACAGCTTTTGCGTTACTTAAAGATAAAGTCTCACCAGTGATAGAAGTAGCAACACCTTCTGGTACAGACATAGCACCTGTGCCAATATCCTGCAAAGCACCAGCTTCAGCAGTAAAAGCAGCAGTTACGTTATCACCAACAGCAGCACGAGTGCTATCAGCGTTCATAGTTACAGCAGGAATGTAGCCAACAGCTTCACGACCTACAGTATCGGCAGCAACGAAAATATCGTTTGCTAGACTTGTTAGAGTTAAATCACCCATTACGGTTCTCCAAAATAATAATTAAATAATTTTGCCGCCAGATTTGACAAACTTCATACGCTTAACTGCGTCCATTGAGTCAAAATCCGCACGACTTACTGTTTTGGTATCCCCAGCCCCGCTGCTTCCACCTGTTGCGCCACCCCCAGCGGCTTGTGACCCGTCAACCAAAAACGGGTATTCCGCTTTTATTGATTGCGTCAATTCTTCTACACTACTAACGGTTAAGTTACCATTAGCATCTAAAACCCGTACCTCACCATCTACCAAAGATAAACGCGAGGATATTTGCTCAGATAGCAATTTAGCTCTAGCAGTGTCTTTCGTTAATTGAGACGCTACTTTAGATGCTTGGCTTGCCACCTGTTGCTGCTGTAAATTAGCCTTTAAAGTTGCTAACTCGTCAGCCGCCTTTTGCCGTTCCGACTCAGAACTGTTGTACAGTTGCTCATAGTCGTTTGCTTTCTTTAGCTTCTCAGCCGTTTCTTGCCTTGCTAGTTCTTCTGCTTCGAGAGCCTTTTGCTGTACCGTTTTCTTTTCGGTTAGCAATTCGTCAATCTTACGCTTCAAACCACTTACATCTTCTTTCGGTACGCCTTCAACATTCAAAGTGTAGCCATCATCGCCCTGCGAATATAAGCCTTTCTGTGAATCATCTAACGCCTCGAAACCTTCTGCACTCACCTTATATTGTATAGTCATTTATAACCCCAAGTTATATTAATGTCGCTACCCTGTAGCAGTTCGTTCTATATACCACTATAAATCTGCAACGTCAAATGCTAATGGATTTAACGCTCTTAATTGAGACAAGCTATACTCCGCACCACTGACATCAGTAAACTTATCTATCTTCAATCCGCCCTTTCTGAACAGCTTTGCTTTAATGTCACCGTCTTTAAACTTACTAAAATACTCGTCTTGGAACGCGGCAGGTTGTTTTTTAAGCCACTGACCAAAAGTAGTATTTGCGCTTACTCGCTTCTTGCCTTCTGAGCCTTTAGATTGCCGAGTNCCCTTACCGCTTGCGCCTATATCAAACTCAGGGTCGATAACAGGTACTGTAGTTGAACGGCAGTTAAAATGNGCTGGCGGTTTAGGGTTATCAGGTGAAAGGTCNTAAATCTCACCATCTCGACCAGAGCAAGTTAGAGTGGTGCGGCTGTCTAGGGTAGCAACCCACTCATAACCAGTTACGACATCGCTATTGGCGTCAAATGTTTCTGACCTTGCTACGTTCGATGCGTGATTTGTCATTGTGCGAGCCAGTGCGTCTGCCTGTGCTCTTGTTACCTTCTCTACTTCGCGTATTTTCCCNGCTATCTGGGCGTTAGTATCNCCTANNAAAAAACCATCTCTGACTACTTGGCGCACCTGCTCTGCTTTCTTAGNNCCNAAGTTAGTNATAGCTTGCTCTATATTNACTANNGTTTTGCCGTTATCAGGCGANAAGGTCTTAATTGTTAATGCTGTTTCGATCTGCTGTGGCGCTGGTAAAGCTGCGCTAAACTCTACGTTACTGCCATTGGTTAGCAGTTGAGCAGTGAAGTCAGCCTCACTGTTAGCAAACTCATTAAGGTCTATAATCATTTGCGTCTTAGCAACGTCATAGCCGTTATTGAGTATCTGCTCCATATCGAGCCGAATCTGTGTCAGGCGAGCAGCCGAAGCCTCTGTAAGCTCATCTTCCATCAGCCTAGCTAGAACCTCAGCATAGGTTTTCTTTAGCGATTTCTGATAAGCATTAGAAACCCCACCACCATATCTTTGGATAAAGACCTGATGACGGGTAGCAGCGTCAATTAAAAACTGTTCACTAGCCATTAGATGGGCGCAACGACCTCAACTTCACCGTCAATTTCTTCGTTACTGCGCTCAGGCTTAACTATACCCTGCGCTCTAGCGAAGTCCTGCATATCTGACTTAGCAATTATACCCCTGTCATTTAACTGAATAGCCGCCATCATTAGTTGTGGGTTAGCGTCATCGTCAAAGAACTTCTTATTAAGTTTGTAAGTAGCTTCTTCTGCATCTACGCCCATAAACTGACCGCACCACTGTATACAGGTCTGCATAGCTTCGGACACATTGTCTGCGATAGTAGATAGAATAGAACTCTCGCCAGTAGCGTCAATACGGCTCTGCGTAGCTGTTTTTGCACTGGTATTCTCTACCATTCTCGCGCCTAGCTTACGCATTTGATCTTCTTTGCGCTCCATTAGCTTATCGGCTAACTGGTTTTCACTAGCCTGTACTGAGCTAAAGCCGCCTGACTCACCTAGAAAGTGACCAGCCATTGAACCTACAGTTATTCCATTAGGGTTAGCTTCTTGGAACTGGCTCATACTCATAGAGCTAGAAACCCCTAGAGTTAGCTGACCATGAATAAAGCAGTTTTCTTCAAGGTCTGCACTGTTACGATAATGAGCAATGTTGACATTAGCAATATCCGCAAGTGGCGGAACATCAACCGAAGCATCGTTGTTTTCACTACCGACAATAAATAACGGGATAAAATCAAAGCTAGAACCGTCAGATTTTTTAGGTATAAATTCTTCTCCATAAGGTTCTTCCTCGCGGTATACCTGCTGAGAATATACGCCCTCTTTCAGTCTTAGCACTCGATACTGCTTTTTAAGCTCATAACCAAACTCATCAGAGTCATCGTCATACAACTCGCAAAGCACTGCCATAGTTAATAGCTTACGCCCTGCAACTACGGACACATTCCAGTTGATAAAATTCTCTGCTGTGTAACGGTTTATAGAAGCCTGTGGCTGTATCTGCTGTACTTGCTCAAGAGTTAGTCCCTGCTCTAGCTGTGGGAAGTCAACTAATAAAGCGTGACGACCTTTACCGATAACCTCACCGCAAACGTCTTTAGCTAAACTGTCTAATGATTCACCAGCACCGTCAGCATTTTCTAATAAGTAATCTAACTGGTCAGGTATTTCTACTTCTGGCTTAGTGCGAAAGATTGCGCCATTCAAGCCTTCCTTAGTTCTGCCTGTAAAGTTTACGAATACAGCACGATTTAAGTAGCTAAGATAGCGTGTATCTTCAGTACCTACACCTTCCATTGGTCGCAGATAATCTGCTGATTTTTCTTTAATCGCTCGCTGCCCTTCGCAGCAGTCAGTCACCTTAGCCCATTCGCCAAGATACTTATCATAATCGGGATTTTGTTGGTCTACGCTCATAAGATCACATCACAAATTTAAACGGCACTGCCGCTATTGGTTTATTAATAGGCAACTCATAAGCTATAGGATAAGTTGCTGCGTCAATTAGATGGTCTAGCCCGCTAGCCTTATCAGGCATTCCGTTAGTATCATAACTTAACTGTTCGAGATTGCTAGTTAGCTCTTGACATTTATCCGAGTTTACCATAACAGCACCAGATTCAAAGGCTGAATTTGCAGCCATAACCCTATCTTTAATTAGTGGGTTTTTCTTATGCGCTCGTATCTCAAAGCCAGCCGACTCAAGCAGTGATATATCGCTTATAGAAGCGTCTACAGTTTTGCGACTACCACCACTGGCATCAGGGTAAACGATAATAGAATGGCCTATAAACTTCTGCTTTAAGGCTGTAATCATCGAGGGCGTATCGTATATGCCCACTAGCTCATCTACTGCGTGCATCTGCCCGGCTCGGTCAACGTATACCACTGCGCTCATGTTCGTTACGTTAAAGTCCATACCAATAAATAGAGTGTCATAAGTCTCGACCACCTCGCTACTAGCGTTCTGCGCTCTATCGTAACCAGTATAGACTGTACCTTGCGTTAAGTTGACGAACTCACCCTGAGTATATGCTTGTAGTAATTGGCTAGGGTAGATAGCTTTCAGGTTATCTAGGTAATCAGGCGGTAGATGCGGATTTGAGTCGGTAGGGGCTTGGATTATCTCATAACCCTCTTTAGGGTCTTTTTTCCATGTTTTATAAACGAATTTAAAGCCCTCTGGCGTGGTTGTAACGCCTATAGTATTTGGCTCACCATTAGGCTTAATCTGCCTGTTACGCGCCATAATCGCCCTAAATGCGGCTGCTGCGTCATCTGCCTTGAGTGTATCTAACTCATCTATATCTGCGTCTGCGTGCTCATAACCGATAATACGGTTAATGTTCTCCATAGAGCGAAATATGATCTGCCCATTCCTGCCTAGATCAATATAGTTTAATGGCGACTTGTGTAGCTTATACGGTATCTCTAAAGCCGTTAGAATCTCCTCGAATCGCTGCCATGCGATCATACGGATAAGGTCATAAGTCGGCTCATAGAAGCCCCTGTTAGTTTCAGGGTTGCGTAACTTACCTATGATGCAACGAAGTACAGCCGCCTCGGTCTTGCCAGCACCAAAACCCGCTACTAGAGCAGGGAACTTAGCAGTAGAGTTAATATATTTAAACTGTGGGCTTGTTGGGTGAAGTCTAGCCATTACACTGCGTCAGGGTTGACTATCTCAATAGAGATTTTTTCTCCATGATTATACTGGTCTATTTCTTGCTTATCAGTCTGACCTAGTAGCTGCTTACCTAACCAGACCGCCATAGTAGCGTTACCATCTTCTGCCAAGCCCATCTGTATTCGCCTTAGAGATACCTTCCCATTAGCTCGACCTGATTCGTAAGCCTGTCTAAATCTGGGGTCGTCATTAAGTCTGCGCCTGATAGTCTCTGTGCTGACATTGAAATAAGCAGCTAACTCCTCTTGAGTACAGCAAAGCCGACAAAGCCCCTCTAACTCTGCTAAATCAAAATCTATTTCTTCTCTCATAGCCTTATAGAACCCATATTATTAAATAATTTACTTACGAACAGCCTTAACTGGCTCATCTTGCAGAAGCTCTTTGATATAAGTTTTTAGCTCATTGTGCATATTCTTAGGAGCAAACAACCCTCTTATCTCTGCGTTACCTTGCTGCTTCTGTCTCTCTCTAAATTTACGGACATTTTCTGTACTGCTCATTCTCCCACCCTCTTTGCGTGTTCTGCTATTTGGTCATTCCAGTCAGCCAGCATCTCTCGATAATCGGCTGCATAGTATTTCCTTAACTCTCTTTTCTTGTCGTGCATATTGTCAACGAAGTCTCGCCCATACATATCTATCATGTATAGCGTATACATTTGAGAGGCATCGCCATGCTTGCTGCCGAACATATTACAGCCTTTGCACTGCGGNTGGACATTCTCCTCTTGTAGCGCCCAGTAACTGCTCGCGCCTTTCGGGATATAATGGCCGCCCTGCATGTCATCGTTCCACTTCTTAACGACTCCGCAAGATACACAAGTACAATATCCGTTATCGTCTGCCGCCTTCAACCTTACTAACTTCTGTAGAGTCTCTAGGGCCTGTGCTCTTAGCGTCTTTTTCGGCATTAAACTTTGTAAATCCTATAGTTATCGTAAATGTAAGAATCTAGCTCTATCATAGCCCGCTCCTCGATCTTCTTCTTCTCGGTTGGACTATCACACTGGAAAGCCATAGCTAGTAAAAACCTGACCTCGCCAATATGCTTATACTTCTCACAAACTGCCTTCTCATTGCTGGTCATTTCTCAATGCCTCATATTCGCCACTAGACTCAAGTATCAAGCCATCGTTAGCTGCGTAAGCCTGTAGCCACTCCATGAAGTTAAACAATTCACCTTTTGACCACTTCTTACTACTGGTTAATCCTTTGCTCGACTCCTTAGTAATAAGGTCTTGACGATGCTCGATTAACCACCCCCAGCCAGTATCAGCGTAACAACGCCTTTTAGCTGTCATTTTCATATACCCTACTTCGCGCTCAGACACAAGCTCTAATTTCTTTTTGAGTAGGTGGGAAGCGTAAGACCGAAGCCATACATGGAGCAGGGCATTTTGAGATAGTGTACGTTTAGTAAGCCCTTTGAAAGACATTCCAAAGCCTTCACCCTTCTCGATTTCATCAAGTAGAGCCTTCTTTGCTTCGACTACTGACCTAGCATCGCTAGGGACTACGATAATCTGCGTCAATTGATTCACCCTTTTTTAACTTTCGCTTATACATCAAGCCTTTAACTTTCCTAAAAACGTAATTACCAACATATAAATCTTGGCAAACGTTCTTGCGGTTATCTGCGAGCAAGCAGGTTTCAGTATCTTTAAAGCCAGTGCTAATAGCGTACATAGCTAATGTGCCAAACTGGTCGAGCCTATGTAGGCCACTAATGTTATCTCTAACCTCAGATAGCCCCATCTTCTTGAACATTTCAGTCTTTAGTAGCCAAGGGTCGTAATCTTCACCAATAGCTAGACTGTCTGCTGTAATGGTTGTCTGGCGCATACTACCCTGCTCATTTGTTACCGCTCTAGCACTGACCATAATTAACCCCTAAAACGGTATATCGTCATCAAAGTCGATAGGAGTAGAAGGTTGAGCTGGCTTTCCTGTGGCTTGAGCGTATTGCTGCGCTGTAGCTTGTTGCGGTTGCTGCATAGCCTGTGCTCGTACATCGTCTACCTTTTTAAAGCTAAACTTTAATGCCGGGGCTTTAGGGTTGCCGTCTGGGTCGCGCTTCCATGCTGAGATATAATACTCAGTGCCGTCTATCATTGCTTTGCCACCGAAGTGTGGGTGCTTATCAGAAGCTCGCTCTTTTGCCCAGATTGCGCCTTTGTTATTGTCATCGTATTCCATAATAATCTCTCTTTAGTTAGTTTAAGGTTTGCTGGTTGCTAGGTAACGCTGACCAGCGGCAGCGCAAGGAAGTGCTGCCTAGCTGCGATTTCTTTTAAATAATGGTTTATCCTGTTCGGGTATATACCACTGAGCCACTTTTACTTTTGTGTCCCATCGGTTATAAACACCGACCATTCTTGTCTCTACTGGGATTCCGTCTGCTCTTAATTCTGATATTCGTGCAGTTGGATTCATAATACCTAATTCGCTTAGAGCTTCTAACCTTGTTAGCGTTTTACCTGACTCTAAATGATTTTTTATCAAGTCGTACTGGCTTGGGTTTTCCATTAGTGTAGTACCTCGCTTTTGCTTATTTTAACAATTTCGTCAGATAATTGTGCAATTATTTTGTGGAACTCAAATAACTCACTCTTATCACCTATATCTACAACGCTTGAGCAGCCTTCGGAAGTTACTCTCAAAAAGTAATAATCTTCATCAGGTAGCTTTGCTATCCCCATTGACACTGGGTTTTCTTCGCTCATCTTTTTCTTCCTTTTTCTTTTCTTTTTTGCCAAAAATGGCATCAAAGTTTGCATTAAACTTTTCCCGATCATAAGGGCGTTGATCAATACCCTTAGTACCCATTACCAATTAACCCCAAACCAAATGCCTATGCCATGAATAATTCCTACAGGGAACATAAACGCGCCAGCAACTAATAACAAATACTTAGCGTGAATAAGACAATGAATAATATGGGTGAACCATGCACCCATTGAAATAAACAGTAATGCGAACCCAATATATATAGAGTTTTCTTCTTTCATTTTTCTCTCCTTAATGTGTTGTTTGTATTATAAATATAAAACCGAAACCAATTATTACTAAAGCTGCGATAATTTCTAACCATTCTTCATCGTCCATCTTCA